GTCCGGGTTAAAGGGAACCAGGTCCGATTTCAGCGTCTAAGATAGATTTATCACAGAAGTGAATGGTTTCTTCGCAGAGGTTGATCAGGTCTCTGAGGCAGAGAGTTTCATGACTCGCTCTACCAACCAACTCAAGATCACCCTAGAGTTCGGGCACCGGAGACTTACTTCTTCCCGGATTTGTTTTGCGCAACTGTTGACCCTTCACGAATCACAATCTGCGTCTTCTTTCGGCGCTTCCGTTTCTTCCCATTTCCTTGCGGATTGGCAGCTTGTACAAGTACAGCACCAGCGGGAAGTCCCTGAGGCGCGGGCCGAAGAATAGGGCCAGAAACCGTAGCTAAATTCTTAGCAATGCCTCCGGCCATACCTATAGGCCCTGGGAGGGGTGAAAGCCAGTCACCAATCGTTTCGATCAGATCCTGAAACCATTCACCCAGGGGGTTCATTCGAACCGGAACATCAACTGGCATCCGACTCATGGCATGAGAATAAATATTCAAAGCCATGGCATCATATTCAGCGGAAGGTGTCGCAATTGTAATCTCAGTCAGCTCGGCCAACGACGGAAAACGTTCTAAATAGACCTTTAACGTCAAGTTGTACGAACTTGTAGGATTAGCATTTGTGATCTTTATTCCACACATATGATACGGAAAAAGTTGACACATCGGCGCCGTCATAATGAAATTGCCTACCGTCGGAAACGTAGCTGCAGTCTGTTGGGGAACAGGAAAGATCAGCTGCGCTGTCGTCGGCGAAGTAGACTCATCAAAATTCGGGGGCATAATCATCGGCATCGTAGCACACGGAGCAAAAGGCGGATTCTCATTGGTATGGAAAGTACCAACCATATAAGAACCTTCTTCTGAATTCCTAGTCTGCGTACCCGGGATTAGCATTGCAGATGCAGTATCCACTGGGGGATACCTATACTCACAACCCGACATAGCTCCAAACCGAATCGGAGTTGTCATTTGGGTCCAGGAAAATGTCGTCGGGTCACGAGGGACCGTCGCATATTTCCAAATAGTGAGTGTTCCTTGCCTGCTTATTACAGCAGTGTCGTCACGAAGTTCCATCCCAATCCCAATGATGCGTGAAGCACCTTGGGTAAAACTCGGATCAACTTCGATGGCGCCAAGATTATTAGTAATGGACGCCACCGTCATAATATCCAAGATACCAGAGGGAGAAAGAAAGACTTGGGCACCACCTAGTGCCCGAGCACCGGCGGCTGGAAAGCCCTGTTGGATGACGGTACCAGTCCTAAAATCCGACTTAGCAAAGTCCAACTGATTCAGCCAGGGCCACAGAATTATATCTGCGTTCCAAGGTGAAGTAGGCGTCGGACCGCCTCCGGTTGTAGCATTGAACGCCAATTGCTGCTTCACACACCTAACGGTGGATGGTGCAGTTTCGACATCAGGCCAACCTTGCAAATTTTTCAACTGTTCGTCGTGGAAGGGGTCAAGAGAACAAACAAGCCAATCTTTCCCAGATGAGGTTAACTCACATTTGGCGTCTCGAACCCAAGAGTTCATGACGCGATCGGCCCGATGAAATGCTCTTTCAGCGGTTAAAACGTCCTTTTCGGATGTTATCTCCATTGGTTATACGAGGAGTGCGTATTGCTTCAGCGTGGCTGATCAAGCCGCAACACGGATCCCCCGGGATGCTTTCACTTGGGCATACCTCGACCATTCTATATCCACCAACCTCTCAATGATATAGCCAAACCAACACTTAACCGTAGTCAATTCGTCCCAAATTCAAAAACCCTTCCTGCGGAAGAATTGAAGGAAAAGGAGCGACGAGAATTGTCTGTTCCATGCAATAAATGTCATAGGGATCGAGACCATAACGAATCATGATCGCTTTCCTACAATTCCCGAGATTGAGTTTCACATCGGCAAGATCGTTCATCACCTTATGAGGGTCCGGTTGCACCGCAAGGCGAAACTGATCATTTAAAGACATATCCTCGTTCACCTGCGCCAAAGGCGTAGTGGTCAGAAAATCATATCGATAAAGAAGAGGACCCAAAATAGGATAATTTCGGGGAACATGTCCTAAACCGGCAGCCATAGCTTTTGCAGCTGATCGCCACGCTTCATCAACGGATAAATGCGGAAAAATATCAACTGGATTAGTCATTATTTTCCCCAACTTTATCACTTGCGAAGGTAAGGGTAGCCAAACATATTCCAAACCTGAACTCACTTCTTCCAGTGGTATCCACCAGCCTTTAAGAAAAGTCATACCAAGAAAAGTCCCAGAAAGTTTTAACTTTGCAATGAAACCCAACTCAGCTTGCTCCTCGGCTAGTTGACTCATCGGCTCTTTTTCAAGAGCAAACAACACTGAAGCGATGTTTAACACACAATTGCCGATTGTGGTATCGGGCCCGCCCGTGGCACGCTGGTCTGGCATAAAAATCGCTTCCTTCAACTCAAAGTGTCGGTTCTCATAATGCGCCGTCGCCAAGATAGCTCGGAATAAAATCACAAGCTTATCTTTCTTGATCCCCAAAGCTGCTAGTATAACACTTTCAGCTTCAAGCGCATGAGTCCCTTCAGTTCTATCGAAGGACGAAAAATCATTCTCAGCAAACATAACAGTAGTACCCTGTTCAATGTATATGCAAAAGAAATCATCGCCAGCCACAATTATCGCATAACGGCTTGTCCCTTTGGGTCGGGGCGAACCAACCCAATTAAGGGATTCTTGAAACCATTCGGACAATTCATAGGCGGTTTTACCAGAGCCAATGGCAATTCGAAACTGACACAGCCGACGGCCAACTTCGGGTTCGATGTAAACACCGTCTCCTCGTTGGGAAAGGTCTTGTACGGTAGCTGGAAGATACTCACCAGAGTAAGGATTTTCCGTCTGCCCCACGCGACCATAAAGCAAAGTTGTCTTACCATCACAAAACGATTTAAGTCGTTTCATAGCAGAATCAATCGGTTTGGCCATATAAGCCTGCACCGTTGGATTGACAGCTTTAACTAATCTTGCTTTAATATTTCCATCGTCTTTGGGCCAAAGAACTTCGTCTGATTTCAGAAAGATGTTGCACGTAAAGTTCAACGTTCGATCTGCACGGTCCTCAATGGCCTGTAATGCCCTTTGTTTCTTCATGCTCCCCTTCATTTTCTGAGCCCACTGCGTCAAGGTCAGCGGTGGTTCGTCAACAGCTCCGGTTGTTACGAGATCCTCAAAAAGTCCTGCCGCGTAGAGCCACATCTTCCTGATCTTGCAACTGCGCTCCCTTGCCGGCACTTTGAACCCCAAAAAGAAGTGGCAGTTTAATTCACAATGTCTCAGAGTAGGAATCTCTTTCAAGTTTCGCTTCTCTAAAGCATCATAAAAATGTCTTACGCCATAAGGTCGACGCATTAGGCACTGAACACCTAAAAAGACAAACATACCAGCTGCTTCTTTGGCAACAAGTTCTTGACCGATCGGGCAATTGCGTGGGTCTGCTTCAACATCAAACGGCATTGCTGCTGTCTCATATGTCAAAGGAAGTATACCAGGAATCATCAGATCTACGTTCGTTTTATTTATATAGGCGAGTTTCCACTCAGCCGCATCCTGTTCGGTCCCGACGACAGGCACCCAATGCACTCGAGCTGGAATCATATCATCTTCTTGACGAAGACGATTAAATTCCTCCGGTGAAATGGGTGGCTGTCTACCTCCGGGCAGAGTAACCAACTTCTTATTCCGCAACGACCACGCTACTGCAATCAACGAGCCAATTGTCTCAGCTTTAAAACCAAGAAAAAAGGTGCTTGACGCACATTGCGTGTATGCTGCCGTATTCCAAACTGCATGAGTCAGTTCAGGATTCGGTGTGTTTGAATAAAGAGTGTGCATGAAGAGGTGAATCACACTGGCCCACGTCCTCTGTTTGTAACCTATGACAGCCGCTTCGAAGACGCCATAAGCGACTCCACGAGTTAGCCCAATACGCTCCTCAAGGGGAGCTATCCGAGCTTTGATACTCTCTTCTACCCAAGGTGTAGCAGCTGCAACGGCGAGAGGACTCACCATTGTTATCAACTGCGTCAACAAAGGATGTATGAAGATATGTTTCAACGCTTCTGGAATTGAGCCAACTTCTGGCTTAACAAAGAGTTCTACAAACCCAGCTAACCGCGTTTTTGAACGCGCGATTAATACAGGAACAATAAAACGAACAATTTTATAGACGACCGTTAACAAAAGCATTCTTGTAGCCCAGTACTTAATAAAACTACTTGTATCAGAAGGCGTGGCTACCATCTTGTTCTTCATGTTTCTAAAGTTCAATATTGTCTCTCCAAATGAATGGAGCACCTTGTTGAACATGGAAGCTTCCTCCCAAACCGAATTCCAAGTGATAAAAGCCACGGTATCCCGCAACAGCTTCGTTGGATCCAACCCCGCTACACGACAAAAAGTTATGTATTTAGGAGTATTTAACATTAACGAGATCTCCTGATGCAGTGTCGAAAGTTGGAACGCTTGGCGGTTTTTACCCACCATACACGTCCCAAATTTCTCCAATCCTTCAGTTAAAACCCACAATTCCTCATGAGTAATCCCTCGTCCCAATGTATTCCACCAATGACGCATGCCTTCCACAGTCCAAAAAGACGGCGGAAGAATAGTTTTCTTAATTACCAAATCACTAGACCCAAGGGCTACAACTTTCAGAGGCTCCTCCAGAGCCCGCTGTCCATTTAAGTACTTTACCACAATCACGTAAAAATCGCCAAACTGACGAGTCACATCCCAGGCATAACCCTGGTACGAATTTGTGGAGAGCCACCAATCATTAGATACACACGGAGCCCATTCGGGATCTGTAGATGACGCCATTTGATGAAACATGCCATCTTTCTGCCAAAAGGGGCCTTCACCATGCATCATACCGCCCATAGACTCAGATCGATAAATCTGTGTTATAACGACGGCAAACGGTATCTTAAAATCGGTAAGCTCAGAAAAGAACTTATCCTTCGGGAGATAGCAATCCTCCAACAACACAGGCATTCCAATGGGAACCACGGAAGGCCTCTTATGTAAGGGTGCTGAAAAATGCACATGATCCTTATTTGTTACCAAAGGACGGAACCATGTGAATTTGGTCTTCTCCGGTAGGCGAGAAAGAACGTCATTGACTGCAATGCACACTCTCTCTGAACCAAACATATCGATAATTTGATTCGAACCCACCTCATCAGCATACGTCATCAACCGGCAAATTGCTTCACGTTCCGCCACACTTCGAACGAAATGTGCTATAGGGTGCGTACTAGCGTCTGCGCGAGATTGGTGGGAAAAATTGACCTCATAATCTTTTGCAAGATTCTCAAATCCTTTCTTCACACGCAACGGACGTTCCAACCACAACTTCAGAAAACATTTCAACCAAGACATCTTCGGGCCATTAATCCCGTCAACAAGATATCTCTTTAACTGTTCAGACTCCTTATTATAGAGTTCGAAAGTCATCGGGACATCAGACTTGATGGAAGCTTCCAAATAGGTTCTCACATCGATTTCTCGCACCGGTGGTGGTGCTGGCGCCTCCGGTTGGGGGACAACAGGCGGCGGCCCTTGCGGGACTTGCGGCACTACAGCTTCGGGCTTATTTTCCGGTTTCTTTCCGTCTGACGACTCAGAAACAGGCTTCCCCTTACCCTTCGCAGTTTTCTGCTTAGGGTCAGGTTTTCGCTCGGGCGCAGGGGCCGTAGACCCTTTATTCTGCGCTTGTGGCTTTCCTGGAACAGCTGGCACTGAAACACTCGGCTTCTGTGTTGGCTTAACAGGTTTTAATCCGGTTTGTCCATCCCGAAGAGGTGCCGCCACGTTGGCGCCTCCAGATGGAATTGCGTTTCCCACTGCGACATCCTTGTACGTAGGTACAAGTACGGGAACGGGAGCGGACGCCGGAGGATTAGCCGGCGGAGGTCCGGGGAGAGGCGAGGAAATTCCTGGGCCAGCGAGAGCAGCAAGCCGCTTGCGCTCTCTCTTAAGCGCGCGCTTACTCT